TCCTAAGAGAGGAATCAACTCTCCTGCATTCAAGGAGTTTATGCGTAAACAGGGGATGTAATGCTATCATTTAAAGATCTAACTGAAAAGAAAAAAACTAATGTCTTGATAAATCCTAAGAAGACGGATTTGCAGGAGAAGAATCATGGTGAGGACTGTGATTGTCCTAAGTGTGAAAAGAAACGTAGAAGTGAGGATGTAAATGATGGTCCTGACATAGCAACAGAGGAGTCCTGTGGTAAGGGTATGTACTATTGTCACGATGATAAGAAGTGCAAACCTATACCTAAGGGATACAAAGAAGGTAAGGATGGTATGTTAGTTGCTGAAAGTAAAGCAGTAGGTGCTGTAGTTAAACAGTTGGCAAGGATTGGTGCTAAGAAATTAAAATCTAAAAAAGTTAAAAAAGCAATTTACAAGAAAGGAAAAGAAATTGCTAAAAAGGTAGGTTCTGCAGGTCTTGAGGGTGCAACTGATGCTGCTGTTGATAGAGCAAGAGAAGTAGGAAGTGACACGGTGAAGAACGTTGGTAAGAAGAAAAAGAAAATAGATGAAGCAAAGGTAGATCAAGGTAAAGATGACTATGCAAAAATGAATGATAGAAACCAAAGAACATTTGGTAATAGAAGAGGTAGTAAGAAGTCAAATCAAAAATATGATGATACTGAGGCAAGAAGATATAATACTGAAAAAGGTAGAGGTGTAAAGATGAGAGGAAAGAAAGATAAAACACGAGTAAATTATCATGAGAAAGATAGGCAGAAGGCTGTTGATGAACTTTTAGGAAGAGTGAGAAAGGAAGAAGTAAAGAGAGATGAGTATGGAGATATAGTAGGAGGACCTAAGATCTCTAAGAAACAAAAAGCAAAAAATCTTTCAAAGAATGAACCTGACAATAAGATTGTAAGGAGTGAAGCTGCTGCGTGGACACGTAAGGCAGGTAAAAATAAAGAGGGTGGTCTGAATGAAAAGGGCAGGAAGTCTTACGAACGTGAGAATCCTGGTTCAGACCTAAAAGCTCCCAGTAAAAAAGTAGGTAATCCTCGTAGGAAATCGTTCTGTGCCAGAATGAGAGGTATGAAGAAGAAACTTACAAGTGCAAAGACTGCAAGAGATCCAGACAGTCGCATCAATAAGTCTCTTCGGGCATGGAATTGTTCTTACGAGTGGCCAAAGGACAAAGAAATGATCGAAACAACAAGTTTAAAAAACGAAATCATAGCGAAAGCTCAAGAGAAACACAAGGAAGCAAAGCAGAAAAAATATAAACAGATCATGGATGCAGGTAAGGCTGCTAAGAAGAAAGTAGGTAAGGATCCCAGAGGTGTGAGAGCACTATCAAAAGGTAAGTGGGGATACGTTAAGAACAATACTTTTACACCAGACTAAAGTAGCCTATATAGGGTAGAATTTGAAGTTTAATTATGTTATCTTTTCTACTACCATTCGCATCTAAAATTGTATCTGATGCTGTAAGCAAAATCCCTGATGACTCAGAATTGGGTGAGGGTTTAATCAAATTGTGTATTGTTATCCTTGAAAAAGCAGTTAAATTAACTAAAACTGACATGGATGATAAACTTTTAGAAACAGTAAAATCTGCTATAGTTACCCGATAATTATTGGGTCGTAGAGTCATGTTTTTTTATAAATAATTTGAGATAGAACGACAAATCAGGAGTATAACTATGGCACTTTGGGGTAAAACCGATGCTGATGAATCAAAGCCTAAGTGGGCTGTGCGTGGTACTGGCGTAGATCCTCAAAACATCTTTGCAACTGCAGATGGATGGGTATTGAGACACTACAAAAATGCTACTAAGACAAGGTATTGGGATGAGATACTATGTTCCATAGATGGACTTGTAGGAGCAGGTGGATCTGGTACAAACACTCTTGGTAACGCAGACATCACTGCTGTATTCTTTGAAGAGACTACATATGAAGCTGCTGCAACTGGAACTGTTGTCGTTATATACAACGAATTAGTTGATGTGACTAACGGTGCTACTCTTGTAGTTACTAATACTACAGATAGTGCATCTATTACTGCTACTGCTGCTGCACAGACAGGTACAAACCGTGTTGAATTTACATTCACATGTGCTGCTGCAAGTAAGGTACATACTATCGGTGCTCAGACAATCTCTGGAACCATTGTTGACGCAGGTACTTCAACAGCATCTGATAAGGTGTTCGTACTTGGAGATACAATAGGTGCAGGTGGATCTGGTTCAACCAAGACAATTACAACAACCTAATAAATGATTTTTGACGAACTGAATGAGGAGACCTACATTCTGTTCGCCATTAAACATTATGAGAATCCTCATTGTGTTACAAGAGAGGACTTTGATGAAGACATGAAACGTTTCAAGTATTTGAAACGACTTTTGAAACGTTATGTCAGAGGTGGTGCTTTGAGAACTCACCTCATTATAAATCATCTGATAATTCTTTATAATGTATTTGGCGAGGCAGCTACTCCCCTTCTTTTCTTCCGATTAGAAAGGGAGTATTGGTCTATACTCAAAACTATATTAATCTATTTGAATAAATATCCTGTAGGGATGCTTCCCGACCTTGATATTGATAATGATATTCAAAAGGAGATAGACAACCTATGAACGAAGAGATGCAAACAACTGGATATACTGGTGCAGACGCTGCAACAGGTCCTACAGCAGGTTATGATCCTGTACAACGTTTTCGTGGTAAGGTTAAAAAGAAAGACGCTAAGAAATTAGTTATGCCTGGCAACAAATTGAAGGAAGGTATGGAGATGAAGAGTAGATTATTCCAATATAAGGTAAAGATTCCTAATGTTGGTGAGACTATTCTATTTGCAAGTTCACCTGCTGAACTTAAGATGAAACTACGCATGAGTATCATGCCAAATCTTAGGTCTGGTATAGAGATAGAGAGAATTCTACCTGCAAATGCTGCAAAGTATTTCATGGATAGAAGAATGAAAGCTATGAAGAATGTACAATACGAAAGTTCAGAAGATCAGATGAAACAGCAGATGGCAAGTTCAAAGATTGCTATCGAAAAGAAAAAAATAATGCTGAAGAAACAACAATTACAAAAACAATTACAATTAAAGACACAACAACTTAAGAAACAAGTAAGAGCAGGAACGGAACAAGACGAGACAAGGTAATGTCTGACATAAACTCAGCTATAATAGAAAGACTCGAACGAGTCGTAGAGACTCTACAGGAAAACTCTGTTAAGATGGGTCAACTCCTTGCTGTACACAATGAGAAGTTAGATAAACAGGATAAGGTAGATGAAATATTGTTTGAGAAAATAGACAGACTATCTGCTGATGTTAATAGAGAGACGAACGCAATAAAGAAAGGATGTGAAAGAGATATAAGAAAGGTAGATGATAGATTGAGAACGATAGAGAAAAAGATGTGGTCTATAGCAGGTGGATTGGTAGTAATATCATTCATATTATCCGTACCAGGACTACAAATTATGAGAAACTTGACAAATGACAAAGAAGTTAGTACAATAAGTGGGTTAGTAGTCCAAGATATTGAACGAGTTCGTTGATGCACACTATGTCTCATTACTTTCTGGTAGACTAGACAAGTTTACAAGGAAGAAAGCAGACCTATACAACTTTCGATGCCCTTACTGTGGTGATTCACAGAAACATAAGAACAAGGCACGAGGGTATTTTTTTAGGCTTAAGCAAGACATGGTATACAAATGCCACAATTGTGGTGTAGGTAGAACTCTGCCTAATTTTCTGAAGGATCAAGCTCCTGATCTTCATGATGAGTATATTATGGAGAGATATAAGAGTGGCACTACAGGTAAAGGGTCTTATGTTCCTAAACCAAAATTTAAGAAACCTGTGTTTGAAAAACATGGAGATCTGAAAAGTATTGCTGATCTAAATAAAGAGCACCCTGCAGTAAAATATATAAATGCCAGACAAATTCCTCAAGAATTTTACAGAGAACTCTTCTACACAGGAGAATTCTATACTTGGGTCAAGTCGCAGAAACCATCATCAGCAGAAGTCTATGGTGATCAAGGCAGGATCATTATACCATTCCTTAAAAAAACAAGTGGAGGAACTAAATGGTTCGGTTTCCAAGGTAGAAGCCTCGATCCAAGAGACAGACTCAGATACATCACAGTGATGTTGGACGAAAACGAACCCAAAATATATGGTCTAAACAGAATCAATGAAACAAAACCAGTCTATATTGTCGAAGGACCTTTCGACTCGCTCTTCTTGGCTAATTCCGTTGCGATGGCTGGCAGCGATATTGATCCTCGGACGTATAACTGGAGCGATTATATTTGGGTTTTTGATAACGAACCTCGTAACAGAGAAATCGTCAACCGAATCTCCAAGTCCATCGATAGAGGAGACAAGGTAGTAATATGGCCACATAATTTACAACAAAAAGACATAAATGACATGTTCCTTAGTGGACATAACGTTCAGTCTATGGTAGAATCAAATGTCTATCAGGGTATAGAAGCAAAAATTAAACTCAATAGTTGGAAAAAAGTATGACTCCTAAGGAGATAAACGTAATCAAGAGAGATGGTTCTAAAACACCTCTTGACTTAAATAGAGTTCATCACATTGTTGAACATGCCTGTAGAGGTCTAGCAGGTGTCTCTGAATCACAAGTAGAGATTAATAGTGGACTACAATTCTTTGATGGTATTAAGACATCAGACATACAGGAAATCCTGGTAAGGTCTGCTAATGATTTAATTAGTTTAGAAGCACCAAACTATCAGTACGTTGCTGCTAGATTACTTCTTTTTAGTTTAAGGAAGTCTGTATATAAAGGACACCCAGATCATCCTACAGAGTTTGTAGAACATATACAATCATGTATAGATAGAAATCTATATGATGAAGATATCCTTAAGAAATATACTAATGATGAAATAACCGAACTAGGTAAGTACATTGATCACGACAGAGACTACCTCTTTACCTATGCAGGTATAAGACAGGTAGTAGATAAATACCTAGTACAGGATAGAAGTACAGGTGAGGTTTACGAAACTCCTCAGTTCATGTACATGATGATCGCTGCAACCCTTTTCCAAGACGATGATAAGTTTTACAGATTAAAATATGTCAAAAAATACTACGACGCAATCAGCAAACACAAAATCAACATTCCCACACCTATCATGGGAGGGGTTAGAACTCCACTTAGACAATTTGCAAGCTGTGTTCTTGTTGACGTTGATGACACCCTCGATAGCATCTTTAGTTCTGACATGGCTATTGGTAAGTACGTTGCACAAAGGGCGGGTATCGGCATCAACGCAGGTCGCATCCGTGGCATCAACAGTAAAATCAGGGGTGGCGAGTACTGTCAGATGTTGTACTCAAAATGGCATTAGAGGGGGATCAGCGACTGTCCACTTTCCGATCTGGCACCAAGAAATCGAAGACATAATTGTACTTAAGAACAACAAAGGTACAGAAGATAATCGTGTAAGAAAATTAGACTATAGTATACAGATCAGTGGTCTCTTTTATCAGAGATTCATTGAGAATAGTACTATAACTTTATTCTCACCACATAATGTTCCAGATTTATATGATGCATTTGGTACTGATGCATTTGATGATCTATATGTCAAGTATGAGAATGATAAATCTATTCCAAAGAAAGTTGTTAAGGCACAAGAACTTGTCTTAGATCTACTGAAAGAACGTGCAGAGACAGGTCGTTTGTATATCATGAACATCGACCATTGTAATACTCATAGTTCATTTAAAGATAAGGTAAGTATGTCTAACCTATGTCAGGAGATTACTTTACCTACTACACCATTACAACACATTGATGGTAGTGGTGAGATTGCTTTGTGTATTCTATCTGCTATCAATGTAGGTAAGTTAACAAAGTTAGATGAACTAGATGAGTTATGTGAATTAGCGGTCAGAGGATTAGATGCATTGATTGACTATCAGCAGTATCCTGTGACAGCAGCAGAGCAGTCTACAAAGAACAGAAGATCACTTGGTATAGGATACATTGGTTTAGCACACTATCTTGCAAAGAATGGTGCTAAGTATGATTCTCAAAAAGCATTTGATCTAGTTCATAAGTTGACAGAGAGATTTCAATTTGCATTGTTATCTGCATCTAATCAACTTGCTATGGAGAAAGGACCTTGCGGTTATTTCGGTAAGACAAAGTATGCTGATGGAATACTTCCAATAGATACATATAAGAGCGATGTAGATGAAATCATACCAAATGACCTTTCATGTGATTGGGAGTTTTTACGAGGACGAATTCTTGAGTACGGACTCAGGCACAGCACGATGTCCGCACAGATGCCTTCGGAGAGCAGTTCCATTGTGTCAAACGCTACCAATGGAATCGAGCCGCCTCGCGACTACCTGTCCATTAAGAAATCAAAGAAAGGACCTCTTAAGCAGATTGTTCCATCGTATTCTACATTGAAGAATAACTATACTTTATTGTGGGATATGCATAATAATGATGGATATATTAAAGTTACTGCTATAATGCAGAAGTTTTTTGACCAGGCAATTAGTGGTAATTGGAGTTACAATCCAGAGAACTACCCTAACAATGAAGTGCCTATGCAGCAAATGGCAATGGATTGGTTGAACACATACAAGTATGGATGGAAGACTTCATACTATCAGAATACATATGATGCTAAGAAAGATGGTGATGATGAAGCATTACCAACAGAAAATTTAATCAACGACATACTAACCTTGGAGGAAGAAGACTGTGAGTCCTGTAAAATCTGAACCTGTAGATGGAATGACTGTATTTAATACTGAAGAAGTAGATACTAAAAAGCAACCTATGTTTTTTGGTAAACCATTAGGTGTACAAAGATATGATTCATATAAGTATCCAGTATTTGATAAACTAACTCAACAGCAGTTAGGTTATTTCTGGAGACCAGAAGAAGTATCACTACAGAAAGATCGTGGTGACTATCAACAACTAACACCAGAGCAGAAACACATCTTTACTTCTAACTTGAAGTATCAGATCATGCTCGACTCTGTACAAGGTCGTGCACCTGGTATGGCATTTGCACCATATTGTTCTCTACCAGAACTAGAAGGTTGTATT